TGACAGACCCGTATCTTCTTTTCAATGACGTAGCTACTGAAGTCGCTACGCTTGGCTCCGTCACCACGGTCTCAACAGGCTTTGCGCTGAACTCAACAATATTGGCAGACATCAACGTCAGTGCTGGCACTTATATCTTCTTGGCTATAGCATAAGGACACATCATGCAAATCAGAATCAGAACATCAGGCGCGGTCATGCACGAGGCCGAACTGCGCTCATACCTCAAAGCCAACGACGGCCCATCCTACGACCAACTGACCCCTGAGATTATGGAAACGCTTGGTGTTGACCCAGTGTTAGAAGGCCCACAAGCCACAGGCGGCACGGTCTATCAGTACAGCCAATCCGCTGGCGTGGAGAAGGTTGGCGACAAGTGGTACACCAAATATGTGCTTGGCCCTGTGTTTACAAATGGCGAAACAACAGCCGCTGCACAAGAGGTCGCATACAAGGCAATGAAAGATGCAGAGCAAGCCGCATCTATACGCAACTCGCGTACACAAAAACTGGCTGACTCTGACTGGACACAGATTGCCGACAGCACTGCTGACAAGGCTGCGTGGGCTACATACCGTCAAGAATTGCGAAACATCACAGCGCAGGCAGGATTTCCGTGGATAATTGAGTGGCCTGTTGCCCCCGTTTAAACTTGCGAAAATGCACTAAAGGACACCTATGCCAAGCACCTACTCCCCCTCACTACAACTTGAGTTGATTGGCGCTGGCGAACAAGCCGGTACATGGAACTCCACAACCAACACCAACCTTGGCACGCTGCTTGACCAAGCCATTGCTGGGTATACGACTCAGGCTGTTACTACCGGTACAGACACAACGCTGACTATGACGCCGGGTGCCTCTGCTACCGCCCGAAACATGTATATTGAGTTGACTGGCTCGGGGGGAACAAACACCAATTTAATTGTTCCATCCAACAAGAAACTGTATTTTATTTTTAACAATACTTCGTCTGGACAGGTGACAGTCAAAGTAAGCGGGCAAACAGGTGTTTCTGTTGCTAACGGCACTAAATTAATCTTAGTATGTAATGGTACCGACATTATTAACGCTACGTCTTATGTCACATCTTCTGGCGGCGGCGGCACTGTAACTAGTGTTGCTGGAACAGGCACTGTAAACGGAATTACATTAACTGGCACAGTTACCACTACTGGTAGTTTGACGCTCGGCGGTACAGTAAACGTCACTTCAGCAACAGGCACTCTTCCCATTGCCCAAGGCGGTACAGGCGCGTCTACTTTGGCGGGGGCAGGCATTCCCACACTAAGTGCAACAAATTCTTTTACTGGTGCAAATGGTTTTGGCATAACAGCAACTGCGAATTTTTCTGCATATGCAAAGCCACCAAATACAAGTGGTTCGGGTTTTGTTGGGCAAAATAATGTTGCGGCAGTACCTTTTGCAGCCGCTAGTGACCAAGCTAGCGGAACATTGATGGTGTATTACTATGGAACGCTGCCGTCATCCGTAACCACTAACGGATATGTACAGCTTAGTGGTGCTGGCGTTAACTATTATTCTGCTTCTGATTACCGCCTTAAACAAAATGTAACGCCGCTATCCAACGCAACAGCCAAACTCAAGCAGCTTGCTCCAAAAACCTATACTTGGATAAGCCATCCAGAGGCTGGAACAGTTGACGGATTTATTGCGCATGAATTACAAGCAGTTGTTCCCCAAGCTGTCAGCGGTGAAAAAGATGCCGTGTATGAAGACGGCAAACCAAAATACCAAGCTGTTGATTCTTCTAATTTAGTGCCATTGCTGACCGCTGCCTTACAAGAGGCTTTGGTTCGTATCGAAGCACTGGAAGCCAAAGTGGGCGCTTAATTTTTAACTGAGCCAAACAAGTTGAAAGCCCCTGATGGACGCCTTACCGCCTACGCCGCCAGTGGCACAAGCTCCAGCGCCCGTATTTGAGTGCGTGCGGTGGAGTTGGTCGTCTGACAGATTATCGGTTTGGTGCCTACAGTGGCGGGAGAAAAACAAACCAGCGCCAAAGAAAGTAGCGGAGGTTGAAAATGATTGATCCGCTAACGGCACTGGCGGGGATACAGGCAGCGGTTGCGCTAATTAAGAAGGTCAGCAAGACTGTTGATGACGTAAGCTCTCTCGGGCCTGTACTGGGCAAGTATTTTGATGCGAAGTCCACGGCGACCAAGGCTGCGGTACAGGCCAAGAAGTCTAAGTCATCGATGGGGACTGCCATCCAAATTGAGATGGCGCTCGATCAGGCTAAGCGGTTTGAAGATGAGTTGCAGTTGCTGTTTATGCAGAGTGGCAAGATAGATGTTTGGAACAAGATTAAGTCCAGAGCGGCTGCAATGGATGTGGAATCTGCCCACGATGCGCGGCGTGAGCGAGAAGCTGCTGCCAAACAGAAAAAAGAAATGGACGAAGTTATCGAGATTGTCTTACTAGGGTTAATTTTCTTTGGGTTGATTGGCGGCATTGCATATCTTTCGTTTGAAGTCCTTGCACAATGCGCTGGTAAGTGCAGTTTCCAAAGATGAGTAAAGAACAGCTAAGTATCATTGACAAGGTGTTGGAGTATGTGTCCAGCCCGTTTCGTTTGTTTGCGATGGTGTTGATGGCAGTGCTTACGTTTGCAGGGTACTTTGTATATACAAATCAAGAGTTGTTGATAGGGGCGTACAAGGAGTCTAAGAAGATTCCAAGCATTGCCGAGGACAGGGTTGAAGACGCAGCAGCACATCTGTTTAAACAGTCAGGAGCTATCATTGTTGCCGTGTTTAAGGTGAACTCAATGTTTGGGACTCGCATCTTGCACAGGGCTTACACCAGAGATGGGCGGGACAAGACAAACGACGGGTTGGACGTGGGGCTGTTTACACAGAACTCGGCCAACAACGCCGATGTGGTCAAGCTTATGGCAAATGAGGTTCCTTGCGGAGAGTACACATCCGCGCAGAGTGAAATGGGTATCTGGTATATCGAGAAGGGTGTGGGCTACACATGCCGCATCAGCGTTCCGCCCGAACCGGGCAGATTTGTAGGACAGATCACCGTTGGATGGGCCTCACCGCCTGACAACATGGAAAAAACCCGTGCGATGCTACTGATCGCCGCAACTATGCTATCAAGGAGTAAAAGTTAATGGACTGGCTTAAACAAATTGCACCGACAATTGCTACGGCAATGGGTGGCCCCTTGGCTGGGATGGCGGTGTCTGCTATTTCCAAAGCAATTGGCGTTGACCCTGACAAGGTGGGCGACTTAATTTCCAACAACAAGTTGTCAGCAGAGCAGATTGCTCAGGTCAAGATTGCTGAAATTGAGTTGCAGAAACAAGCGCAGGAGCTTGGTCTTAACTTTGAAAAACTAGAGGTTGAGGACAGGAAATCAGCACGGGAGATGCAAGCTACAACCCGCAGCCTGATGCCACCAATACTCGCTGCCACAGTCACACTGGGTTTTTTTGGAATTATGGTGATGATGTTTATTGGCAAAGTAGACAGCGCCAACCCTGCTATTTTGATGATGTTGGGGTCATTGGGCACAGCTTGGACGGGGATAATCGCATATTATTTTGGCTCTAGCGCTGGCTCACAAGCCAAGACGGATTTGCTTTCTAAGGCGGGGCCGGTGAAATGACCGAACACTTTACCCTTGCGGAACTGACCGCCACCAGTCACAGGCAGTTTGACAACACGCCAAACGAAGCCGAGACCGCCAACCTACAACGACTTGCGGAGTTCTTAGAGCAGGTCAAAGAAGCGCTGGACGGCAAACCGATCATGATTAACTCTGGGTTCCGGTCAAAGCAAGTCAACGACAGCGTTGGCTCCAAAGACACAAGCCAGCACCGAATTGGTTGTGCGGCAGACCTCCGTGTCCCGGGCATGACGCCTGATGCTGTAGTACGCGCAGTAATTGCCTCGGGTTTACCCTACGATCAAATTATCTGTGAGTTTAATTCATGGACGCATGTCAGTGTGACGAACACACCAGACGGAATCCCACGTAGGCAAGCGCTTATCATAGACAAAGCAGGCACTCGACCTTTTGCCTGATACGTGGGAAAATAAACCATGCCACTTCAAAAACTTGCCTTTCGACCCGGTGTAAACAGGGAGTCAACGACGCTCGCCAACGAGGGTACGTACTTTGAGATGGATAAGGTTCGTTTTCGTTCGGGCTATCCAGAAAAGATTGGCGGCTGGGTTGCTGATACGGGCACATCAAACGCTACGCTGGCGCCGCCAACTGGTTCGTTCTGGGGCGTCTGCCGGTCTTTGTGGAACTGGATCACGCTGTCCAGCTACAACTTACTGGGCCTTGGAACCAACCTCAAGTTTTACATTCAGAGTGATACCGGCGGCACCTTTAACGATGTCACCCCTCTGCGCCTCACAACCGCTCCGGGGGCTGTAACTTTTGCAGCCACTAACGGCTCGACCACCCTGACAGTCACCAACGCTGGGCACGGGGCGCAGGCTGGGGACTTTGTTACGTACAGTGGCGCTATTGCGCTAAGTACACAAACATACACAGCAAGTGCTGCTACAGATAAAATTACTTTTACAACTGCGCTTACAAACGGAACAACCCTCGAATTATTTACAACAGGCACAGCCCCCGCAGGACTGGCAATTGCTACCACCTACTATGTTGTAAATAGTGATACGCCCACTGCTTCATGCAAGC